CGTGAGGGCAAGTAAACTTCAAGACACACGTTGCCATAGATTCTTTCTCCATTTTGGTGTTTAATTTTATTTAGCCAGATATCTCCTGACTTGATTCCATATATTAACGCTTCCCGTGTGAGCGTATCAGTATTCTTCCATTTTTCGTCGTCAATATCGACGCACCTTTTGACCCACGGGAGTTCTGATCTGGGAGTAGTAATAAAGTCGATGATATCAGGGTGGTCAATATCAAGATGAAGAACAATCGCCCCATTTTTGTACGTCCCGCCTCTGCGTAGTATTTCATTTAGTACTGAATATATTTTTCCAAAGGATACAGGTCCAGATGCTGTTAATCCTCTACCATTCTCATGTCCTTTAGGACGTAATTTCGATAAGTGTATTGCACATCCTGCTCCATTCCTAAGAGCATGTGATGCGAATCTCCAGCTAGCCTCTATGCCCTCTGGACCCTCCATAGAGTCCTCAACGACAAAAACAGTACAGCTCACTGGAAGTCTTGATTCTGGGTTATCCAACCATGATTGGACCCGACCAGTGCGGGAGATTACTTCTGCAGTCATTATATTAAATCAGTTAAAGTAGGTGGTTTATAGTTTGGTCCTTTAAGAACCTTACCGTCATCTCGGTAAATAGGATTACCGTCCTCATCTAGTTTGGACATATTACTTTCATGTACTCTATTTAGTGCTTCATCTAAGAACCAGCCCATGTTCTCAGCATACTGATAGCATACATACACTAAATCAGCTAATTCTTTCAGAGCTTCAGAGGGGTATACAGGGTTATTATGCCACAATTCCCCTTCAGATTCTAAGAACTCTTTAAATTCCTCGACGATCAGATTCTTCTGATAAGTACGCCGTTCTTTGGTAGGAGAGTTCTTGATCCCGTATTTGGATCGGAATTCCTTCGCCTGTTGCGATAAGAATGTTTTCTTCATGGTGGAGTTCGTTTTGTAAATAATGAATAGCTTTACGGAGGTCTTCACATCGTTTCAGTGGACCTCCTTTATATCCTGCTCTACTAATATATTTTACTGCATTTCCTAAGTGAAAGTTCAAATCCTGATCCCGTATAAAGTCCCAGACTTCAATGCTGCCTCTTCTATAATAGTCCATTGTTCGAGTAGATTTGTGAGTGAATTACCTAATACAAAATTCTGTTTTTGTAAGGCTAAAAATAATGTTATAATATCTTCCTTATGATCATCATAGGTTTCGTTTAACCTATCCTTTAGTATTCTCATCTTTAGATCTTGTTCCACTGTTAATTTCGTAATCGGGGCTGGGAGTCCATAAATTGACTTGTTTTTGTTCTGTGTCATAATCATCAATAGTTAAAATTTTAGCTAATCTAGCATTTAGTAGCGCAGTCTCTTCTGATAGGTCCTTGTCATTGAAAGCTTTAACGACTGTTTTCCAGCTATACCCTTCTTTGTTGAATAAAGCTTCTGCTCTTTTAACCCCAATTCCAGGGACTCCACCATATCCATCAGTTTGATCTCCAGCAAGGGTTTGAATAAGGTGCCAAGCTCTTCCGGCGTTAGAGGTGATTGTGAATTTTTCATCCAGATTGTATAAAGTACCAGGTATTTGTCTCATATCTTTATCAGGTGAAACTATAGTATTTCCTGGGTGCTCTGTAGCATATATTCCCATTGCATCATCAGCTTCTAATTCTGGCATTATGATTACATCATACTCAGTCTTGAGTTTGTTAATCACACGTTTATAACCACAAGGTTTCTTACGATTACGATGTCCTTTATAACTAGGAGCTATTTTCTTTCTAAAATTCTTAGTATCAGAAAAAAATAATTTTATAGTAGAGAATGACCCAAATTCGTTTTTAAGTTTGGTAAGCTCTCTACTTGTTGCGGAATATGCGTCACTAAAGTTACTAGTGACAAGAATAACATCATCCCCAAAGTCCAATTCAGTTTCTGTCGCCGCACACGACTTGTATACGATGTAGTCTGCATCAATTAATAATTCCATAGGTGGTTTAGTGTACTTCGGCCCAGTTAGCTCCGTCCTTAGACTCAGCTGCTATTGGGCATCTCATGTTATAGAACTCACCAGCCTGTACAGCAGTAAGTTCTAGCAAGAACTTTAAGTCCTCGACTTCTTCTTTCTTACATTCATATTGTAATTCATCATGAACGAATGCAAGTTGTCTAGCAGTTTTTGGTAAATTTTCATAGGTTAATAGCATCCATTTCTTTGCTAAAATTGCTGATGATCCTTGTAAGAGGTAGTTTAAAGCTTTATGTTCTTTATCTACTATGATACGTCTCTTATCTAATCCGAGAATGTACCCTCTCTTACTAGCCTTACGTACCGCCTCCAGTAAGTCTTTAAGACCTGGGATAGCTTCGACATAGGCTTTACGAATCTCTCTACCTTTTTTGATAGCCTGTTCATCTGATAATTGTTTGTCAACTGATACTCCTATTTTGCGATCCCCAGCCCCGTAGAGGAAGGCGTAGGTGACTGTTTTGACTTGTCTTCGGGTGATACCGATGGCATCAGCGTTGGTTTGGTGAATGTCTCCGTTGATAAGGATTTCGGCATAGCGTCCTTGATCAAATCTGGCGAGATAGTGGGCAAGCATCCTGAGCTCAACACCGCTAAGGTCGGCACCAACCATAACATGGTTAGGCGAGGCCGTGAATAATTTTCTAAATCTTTCATCTGAAGGTACTTGACTAAGGTTTGGTTTACGATGGGCACATCTAAATGTGCTGGTTGCAACTGAACAATGGTGATGGATTCTACTAGATGTCGTAACAAGCTTTTGCCATGCGTTCACGCCTTCTGATATCATCCCTAACTGCTTCGTCAGATCCAGTAGTTTCAGAAAAGCTAGAGCAATATCCGTCCCAATATCTTTTAGGACTGTTTCGTTTATTACTGGTTTGTCCGTCGAGGTCATTAATAACGGAGTCCAGCCATAGTGTGTTTGTAAGATCCATGAAATATGATCCCGTGAGGTGGGATTTAACTCCTTTAATTTAGTGAATGTAGCGCCTGCAACGTATCCTTTTGTTCTGTTAGCTCGTTTAGGAGTAAATTCTGTTCCTTTGACGAAAGGATGCCTGTTTCGTAATATTTTCGTAGTATCTTCATACTCTCTTCTGAGAGCAGATTCAAGCTTCCATGCAGCTCGTTCATCAAAATACCATCCATGATTCTCCTGTTGAGTAAGTATGTTTGCTACCTGATGTTCTAATTTGACCCAATCAGGTAAGGGTGGAAGTGGTCGCATAACTTCTCTGTAACTTTAACGTCTTGTATACAATAATCTTGCATTTCTTGTGACCACTCTTTCCAATCTGTGTCCTTAGCAAAGTCTCCTTTGTGTAGACCTAAACGGTAACCGTAAGCCTCAAGAGAATGTCTTCCATATAATTTCGTCGGCATATCTTTCCACGCATTCTTCTTATCTATATCGAGTAAATTCGGATGATATAAGCGAGATAAAAGCAAAGTATCCACAATGGTAGCAGTAGTAGTAAACCAAGGGTATAACTGATGAATAAAAGGTAAATCAAACCCGATAATATTATGCCCAACAATAACATCCGCCACCTGAAGATGCGATAACGCAGTTGTGATAGAGTAGTTCGCACCCATTGGAAGATCCTTTGGTGAATCGGCATATTTTTCATCGTTAAACGCTTCGGTGCGATTATCTTCGGCCCAATGTAATGCGATACAATGTATTCTGGGGTCTTCTGTTGTGAATGATAAGCCATTAGTTTCCAGGTCGAATACTACTGTTCCCACCTTTCCAATGGTAGGTTTTGTCAACAAACTTTGCACGCTTTACTGCCTCTTTACTTGGTGGATTAGGTCTAATTAATTTATCTTCATATGTCTTTGCTTTCATGTATTCATACCAGGGGTGTTTATATCCTCCACTAAAAATCCGTGGCTGGATTGAAAACTGGTGGTTCCGTAGCTTCATTTTCTGTAAATCTGCAAGTGTTTATATCGTAAGTTAGTTCCCCCGCCGTGCCTGTTTCGCCAGAATAACGATTCTTAAGGATTCTAATTGTCGTAGGACTTCTTCCATCTTCGGACTGCTGATTGCGTTCCAATCCAATGAGGTTGTCGCTAATCTGAGCGATGCTGTGAGATCCTCTAAGCTGTGAGAGGTTGATTCTTCCTCCCTCTTCGTGATTACGACTGTCATTAGTGCTTCTCCTTAAGTGTGAAACTAAAAATAATGCTATTCCTGTTCTTTCTACTAGTGACCTTAGTTTGGTCATTGTTGTATCTATCATTCGTCTTTCATCACCATCTAATCCACTTAATAGTATGGATAAATGGTCGAGGAATATAATACGACACTCCAATCCACTGGCAAGGTATTCGATCCTATTGTAAATAAGCTGCGGGTCAAAAGAACCAAAGCCATCAAAAAGGTAAAGATTCCAATTAGCAATGGAGTTATGAAAATATTCTTCGAGTTCTTGTTTGTCATATTCTCCGAGATTAAGGTTCTTACCAACTGCTGTGGACATCAATCCAAGAGCTGTTCTTCTGTTACTTGCTTCAAGCTCCAAGATCCCAACATGTTCCCCCTTGTTGAGTAAGTCAGCTGCAAGGTATCGCATGATACTTGTTTTGCCTGAGCCAGTACCACTAGTAAATGTTGTAAGTTCTCCATACCTGATCCCGTGTAGTTTTTTGTTGAGTCCTTGGAATGGATACTCATGGTCGTATGGTTTCTGTGGTGTAGTTACTAATTCTAATAAATTCTTACCATCTATTATCCCATCTGGTCTATACGGTTTAGCATCCCATATAGCTCTCCTTATAGCCTCTGTATCATCTGCCTGTAACGCCTCTGACGGGTCCTTGTAAGCTTCCATACGGGCGATTTTAACCTTACCTGCGGGTAATACTCCCGCCGCCTCCTCAGCTGCCTTACGTCCTGGTTCGTCACCATCGAAGAATAATACAATCTCATCATACCCTTGGAATAGTGGTAATTGTTTTTGTAAGTCCTTCTTAGCAGATTGTGCTCCATGAGGTAATGAAACCATCGGCCATCCTGCCATAACTTGATAGCAGCTTGCAGCATCTAGTTCACCTTCAGTAACAACAATACGACGGCCACTTGTAGGGAATATATGCTGACCAAATAAGGTATCAGTGGAAACTCCTTCATAACTAAAATCTTTTTGTTTGGTTTTTACTTTGAATCCAGCAAGAATTCCATCGCCTGTAAAGTATGGAAAGCGTAAAGTATTTCCGTCTCGGTAAATCCTGAACTTTCGCATAGTTTCCTCAGAGAGATTTCGTTTTCTGAGTGCTTCTGGTTCTCCTTTAAAGTTGACATTCGTCATAATCCTTTGTGATTGTGATTTAAGATTTATACCCTCTGCGGGTGTGTAAGTCTGACACGAAAAACAATAATAGTGCCCATCTGTATATAAAGAATTAGCATCAGATGAGCCACAATTACTGCAGGGTTCATGTCTAACAAACTCTGCTTCCATTATATTAACCAGTCTATTGGTATTGTATGAAACGCACACCAAGGTATGTTATGTTTCTCACACCATTTGGCGTACGTTGTTTTCGAATGTTTTGAAATCTTGTTATAAGGTGATTGAAATACCATTCTTAGATCTATATCTGGATTATCCCTCTTAACAGCTGCTATCTTTCTTCTATCTTCAGGAGACCAATAACCTTTAGTCTCTAAATATACATGATTAGGTAGCATGAAATCAGGGTGATAATTATGTTGAATAGTATATGGTACCTTACAAGATTCATATTCATAAGACACACCTAGACCAGAGAGCAGTTTAGCTACCTGCTCTTCTAGTCCAGATCTGAATTTAGAAGTCTTCTTCTTCTTGTTCGACATTTTCTACGGGTGGGTCACTAGCTTTAAAGCCAGATGTTTTTCCAAATAACTCAGCTACTTCATCTTCACCAAGTTCTCCAGTATCAACACCAGCCCCATCAGATTTCACTGAGACAACCTGTACACCAACAAGCTTAAGAGAACTACCATAGGTAACTCCATCACGCATAATGTAAGGTTTCTGGTAGAATCCTAACTTAACAGTAGACCCTCCATAAAGTGGTGTTTTCTTATCTGTAACGGGTGTTCCTTCTGTATCTACTACAGGAGGTTTTCTATCTTCGCCCCAAGAGAATTTAATTTTATATTTTCCCTCTGCTACTTCTTCCCATGGTGTAGGTTTACATGTAGCTCTTTTGGGATTCTTGAGCTTAGATTCAGCCCATTTAAGGACTTCTCTCCTCTCAGTTTCTAGCTTGTCAACAAGGTCATTGCTAACTACAGCCGATAGAGAATGACCAAACTTACCAGGTTCTAGTATAGCTTGGAAACCTTCTAATGTTACCTCATCAGTAACGTGTACAGTATTTTTAGGCATTAGCTTCCTCTTTAGCAGGTTGTAACGCTTTAACTTCAGTATCTAATTTATCATAGAATTCTTGAAGTTGTTCAATACGTACTTTAACTTCTAACAGTTGCTTTTCCTTAGCTTTAAGTTCAGCAGCTTTCAGTCTTTCTTCAGACACAACTACAATAGTAGGAGGTGCAAAGAAACTATCAAATAATGTGTACATTTAACAGAAAAAATAAGTTGAATCAATAACCGATTCAGGTTTTAAGTCACCTATAATCGGTGGTTCTGTCTCTGCTCCTATCTGATGAGCAAAGTCTTTTAGGTAATCACGTTCTGCAAACAAATGCATGTACGTTTCCCTTATTATAGTCGATAATTCATCCATGTCAACAGCTCGTGTGAGAACGCTGTCATGAATTAATGCAATAGGCTTATCAAACCTATCTATACTGAGATGTAACAGCGAAGCGTCTAGACTATGAATTAAGTTAGGAGCAGTAGCAGCTCTATGTCTGTTAATATCTGCTTCTTTTTTATCCATAGCTATTTTCAATTGAATCTCACCTAATAGTTGAAGCTTAATGTTTTTCTTTTCTTTCTTCATGATGCGTTGATTCACTACGAACTCAGAAGGTGTAACCCATTCTAATTCAGTAGCACCACGTTTAATAGCTTTACTAACTTCATCTTCAATCCATTTCATTACTGACATAGGGCCAGGGACAACCTTTTGCATAGCGTCCCTGACTGCCTTAACGGTAACGGTAAGATCTTCCTTGTCGATCTCAATTCCTTTTTCCTTCAGTGCATCACGAATGTACGATCTGTTGGAGTAAGGTTTAGCGTTGTAGGGAATTGTCATGACAGTCCTTTTGACTATCTTCCTATCCATTACTTTCTGTATGTGCATAGGACAGTTCCATTTGGCAACTTCCGCTACAACTTTATATGCGTCTTGTGGGCGTTCAGAAGGCAACACATTGACGAGTTGTGCTGTCTTGCGGTCTCTAGCTAATCCAGCCAGGATCTGAAGCCCGCTGCAGGTTGCATCCGTGGCAACCCATAAGCCTGTTGTGTTTCTGGTACGTTTAGTTACTACCGCATAGTACTCCTCACAAGCAGCTAAGAATTGCCACGGTTCTTCCGCTGCCTCCCAGTCACCCAGATTGTCTATTGGATCTGTAGCTACTCTGGTAATCAACGGAATGTTCTCATTCGTCCAAGATAGCCTATCGGCCATCGTTTCTTTATCTAAACCATAAGTTGTTGCTACTTGGAAAGCTAACCATCTCTCTCCCTCCTTAGTTATATAAGCTTCATCAGCTGCTCTAAGAAGTGATTTCCCAAAATCTGTATCTTGTGGTGTGAGAAATGCGGGTATAGGATAAGCCCTACCTCTATAATCAAAAGACCAAGGTATATAAAACCTCTCATATTTCTTAAATCTCTCGACTGCTTCCATAGTCATTCTAGTTCGACAGCTCTTTTTAAATTCAGCTGCCTGCTTATTCATTACTTCAGCAGCATCACGTCGATACGCATGTCTTGCGTCCTTGTTGTCTGCTATATCTACAGGTTTAGGTGGAAGATCGTAATGAATAATAGGAAGGAACTTACCAACTGCAATCTCTCTCTTCTGTAAGGTTTCTGCAACGGTGATTGTGAAAGAGTTAAGCTTATATGCTACCTTCTGAATCTTGTTCAAAAAGGCTAGTGGTGTTTCTCCCTGTATACAGTCCCCGTTACCCCGACGTACTAAATCGTGTCCATGCATTACCTCATTTAACATATACCCACCAGCTGATTCATTAGTCCAATCTTTAGGTGGTATTAACATAGGCCACGCTAATGGTGCAAATAATTCTGCATTAGCCATTACTTCATCTTTGATGTCCATAAACTCAGGGGTAGGGACAACAAAGGTATCATTAGATCTAAGTCCTTGACGTTGATGTTGTCTCATGAACCATTTACTTGAGTCCATGATGCACTCTAATAACCAAGCACCTAATTTAATTCTTATACGTCTGCTCCATGTTGTCCATTGTTTAACCTCATAACGATTCATCAATGTCCTTATTACAACAAACTTTTGCTGCGTGCCTATGGATTTATGCCAGTAGTTTTTCTTTAATGTGTTTAACAATCCAGGTGCATGAGTCTCGTAATGTCTCATCTGACATTCATCTTCTATTGCATGTCCAATTGCTTCACATACGTTAATTGCTAAATTACATCCATCCTTGTAACCAAATACTTTATCAAAGGTAATCTTACATGCTATTACAGCAGCAGATTCAGCATCTAGATCCTTAAGAAAACAATGTATCTCCTTAAAATAATGACCATTAGATCCTTTGTGTATTCTTATGTTAGTTTCTTCTATCCTTGATACCAGTCTTGGAAGTAAAGACTGTATAGAAGATATACCATAAATAGTAGCTGAACCATAGTTTTGATTTTCTAGTTTAATAGTTTGATCTTGTAACCTTTTAAGTCCTTGATTAATAGCATCACGTTCTAATTTAACTTGCTCGTCTATCTGCTGTGGTGTTGGTTGCATGATCATGTAACTCATCGTTTACTTGTGAAATTAATAACCTCCTTATTTCGTGGTAATGTGGATGATTCTTTGGAATAGCATTAATAGCTTTTTCAAAGTAATCATATACTTCTTCACTCGTCCTCATCATAATCCTCCTCATGTTGTTTATCAATCATATACTTAGGCATTAACGTATGTACTGCTTCATCATCACATATAGTAAATACTTTAGCATTTTTATCCATTTGTTCAGTTAAGTATCTCTGTGCTGCTTTAGGTCTAGAGTATACCTTCTCAGATATACAACCTGTATCAGGATCTTCTTCCCTGATAATACAAGCTACCGATGATGGTAACATCCAACCATTAATCTTCCACTGTACAAACTCTTCATACTCTATAGGAAGAAAGAATTTATCTGGTTGTTCTTTAAATGCTCTCCAATTATTAGGAAAGTATTTCTTTTTCTTAGACATGGTAATCTTCCTCCTCTAGTTTTGGTGTGTAATGGTGGTCATCTAATGGCATAACATCTGCTAACTTTGACCCTTCTATTTTAGCATGGGCATCAGCTAACCAAGCTGCTTCTTCATCATCTGTAGCATTTAATATGATACATCCACCACTTTTAAAGTGACAAGCGTATCGATTCATTTAAGTTTCCTCAGTAGTTGTTTGGTTCTTTTCTTGGCTTGCCTCACGGCTTGCGGTTTCTTTCTTCCTTTGTCTTTTCGCTGAACGTCCCCTTTTTTGAACGGTAGTATCATTTGGCTTTGCATTCTTTAATCCTCTAACTTTATCTAATAACACTCTATAATCATCAGCCCAATTATGTTCTGGATAATGATGTAAGAAGGCTAAGATTGCATTCTCAATTAGTGTGTTCTCGTTCATTTTAACTCCTTGATGATTGCTAACCTATCATCTTGTAGTGCTACTTTATCTAATTCTTCCTCAATAGCAGACATAATATCACTATGTTCTCCTATTCCTGCAGGATTAGTTAAGTATACTTCAATGTTAGCTAGGTGCTTTTGTTTCTCTCCATATGCATGAGCATGTAGAGCTTTGATTAATTGTTCTTTCATTAGAATCTCTCCGGTATATCTTTATAACCTTTACCGTCTAGATCATCAAGATCTCCTCCGTGATGTTCGACATTAGTAGGTCTCTCGTCTACTACATCAGAAGATTTAATACTAACATTAAATGGTAGCATTCTTTCAATAGCCCATAATACATCTTTTAATTTAGTAGGAGTACGGACTGCGATTGTGATTTCATACTGTTTCATAATTAATAAGCAATGTAAGGTGATTCATTCTTTAACCACATATAATCTATTAAGTCTGCTTCAGCTTGATCTGCCATCTCTTGTGATATTTCAGCAAGATCTGCAAACTCTCCAGCTTCAGTTTTTAATAATACATATATGTCCTTCATGCTACTACCTCCTCGGCTTTCTTCTCTGCTTCAGCCATTTCCCTGGCTTCTTGTTCTTTCTTAGCTTTCTGGAATGATTCATATCTTTCCTTAGCTACTTCCTCAGTTGTTAAATGAAAACATTCAATGTGATATTCACTACCACATGATGTATACATTGCTTTCAATCTAAGTGTAACTGCTTCCATGTTTTCAAATATACCATACACTGTTGTTGTACCATCAAAAGGACAAACACCATACAGTGTAAAGTATTCGGGTGAATTTACGTGTGACATTGTTTTAGTAAAGTTGTTCTCTAATTTTATTATATAAGTTAATTATTCTTTCATCACTATCTTCATCAAGGTAGGATAATAAAAGATCCCACTCATCAGAAGTGAGACCTATTAAGAAAGTGGTATTTTCGTTTATCACTTTGCATACCTACCTGCCAATTTGTTTAAATCATCAGGAAACTGTAAGACATCCTTTGGTAAGGAATTGTATACAGTATCATTTGTGTAGATGTACTTAAGTAATAAACCAAGTTGGGCGTTTTCCTTCTTGGTAATACCTACTACACCATACTTCTTTGTAGTCATTGGTTTAAATCCTCTTTGGTGAATAATAAAATTAATAAACTTCTGATACTTTAGTAACAAACCTCATTGGATTGCTAACTAATAGTCCTACTGCATCTTGATTAAATGTTTTAATGTATGCATCACATACATCTTTAACTTTATCTTGATACTTAGTAGTAACTGTAACTAACTTGGTTGACTCCTTAGAGCCCTTCCAAGCACCCTCGCAGTCTTGAACAGTATAACCTGCAAAAGACATGCTTATAACGTCTTGGAAAGCCTTCCATGAGTCTTCTGAAATGGTTCCTTGTGGTGTATTAAGACCAAAGAACATTTGATAAGTTTGCTTCATGTTGTTTCCCTCTGTATGTACCTATTATAGCCTGGCTACGTCCTTGTGCAATGCATTGTCAGTAAATCGAAATAATGACATTCAGCCGAAGTGATTGTGAAGTTATTACTAATAAATAACAATAAAAAAAGAGAGATATAAATACCTCTCCTAATTAATTATTTAATTGTTAGTAATTGTTTTAGACTAGCACCTGCATTCTTTACATCTCTAACTAATAAAGGTAGTTCATACTTAATAGTATTAAATACTTTAACTGATCCTTCACTAATCATTTGTAATCCTGTAGGTGATTCTAATTCAACTACTAGACAATGATCTTGTAGTGCATTTGCTAACTCTATCAATTGTGATTTAGTTAGTTTCTCACTAATGTTGGCATTTAATGCTTCTTGATAGTTCATAAGTAGTTTTTACGTGGACGATTAATTGTTGAAGGTAGTTTAGTAACAGTTACATTCCTGCATTGTTTCTTTAACTCTTCAATAGTCATTGCTAACTGATAATAGGAATTAGTATTCATGCTGCTAACTCTTCCTCATCTTCAAATTGAAATGCAATCATCTCTATGAATGCCCAGCATACACTATTCTTATAGTGAGTTAAGCTGCCACCTAGTAGTGATTCCTTGAATAAATCAACTAGGAAGTCAACACCATACTCGTCAATGAAATAGGGTATGATTTCTTTTTCATGATTGTTATAGAATTTGATGGTGTCTGCATAATATATGTGTTGGCTGCACACACCAGATTGACAACCATGATTAGCAATTTCCTTAAGCGTCTCTTTGTCATAAACGTCCTTGATCTCTTCAACTGCATTCATAATAATCCTCAATGTAATTAAATAAATGGAGAGTTAATGTTGATCTCCAACGGCTCATCGGAGAATTGAACTCCGTCCTTGAGTTAGACAGACTCGTGTACTTACCGTTATACTAATGAGCCAATTACGTCCTTGGTTTAAGACTGCCTCCTTGCCTTGCGATTGTGAAGTTTACTCTTATCAATTAATATTTAAATTAATAAATAATAATAATTAAATAACAATCATATTGCAAAGTAATAAGAATTAAACAGTGACTAATTAATAATAATAGAGAGATAAATGATCTTGTCGTTAATAATAATTAACTTTCAAATACAACTCTTCAATCGGTGCTACATGTAAAGCCATAATACACGTTTGAACTTGTCAATTAATCTCACCATTAAAGGTTATTGATTAAGGATCAGCAAACTCTGATTAGTTTACAAGTGATTTCTCGATGGTTTTAGATGTTTATCTCTCATGTACTCATTATAGTCTATTTTGATCAGAATGGAACCCTTTGTCAGGAAACCCAGACTTCTCATTTGAGACTAACCTGAGAACCAAGTAGTAGACTGATGTCTTCTCTTGATACTATTACTATATCAAATCCTTTACCATTATCCATCGGTATTAATACTCATTGTCTCTAAGTCTATTGAGTCTATCCAGTATTATACTGTACTATTCAGTACTATACTGTACTATCCCTTCTCTTATCTCTTTATCTTCTATTCATAACTTGAATCGCTACAGATCTCCTCATATTTAAAGAGGTCAGCATTATAAAACAGAAAAAAACATGCAACTATACTGTATATCACTGCGTCCTCGTTGCATTTTTACGTCCTTGTTGCACTTTTAAAGGGTACTTTGGGGGAACTTGCGCCCCTGCGTACGTCGATACTTGGCTTGAGAAATTTATGTTATTTTTTTAAGGAGGTATCGAAGATAAGTTCAAGGTTAGAAGCCATACGGTTATAGGCAGTAGCGACATGTATCTGTCCAGATACGACTGCTATAGTAGCTATAGACCAAAATATGTAGTAATAACGCTGTTTAAGTTGTCTAGGTGGTTTCTTTTTACTCATAGTTAGGGTGTTAGTGGAGGAGTGGTTAGTACTATAGGAATATCCAATCATAGGATATTAAGATAGAGGGAATTGTTGGTCGTGAGATCAACGGATTCCCTCATCAAGGGGCTGGGTCCACCCTTCCCTTCCCCTGTATACAGTCCCCGATAAGCTAAATCCAGGTAGGGAGAGGCTTTCCAGAATCTTTACCTCTAGCTTCTTTACGTTGTTCTAAATTCATACCTAAGACAATGTGGTTAGCAGAGGATTTAGGGTTGTCTAAGAAGTCTTCTAGGAGGCTAGCAAACTCTTCTTTCTTTCTCAGTTGTATTTGAACATGAGCAGAGATAGAGAGAGCATCTGTAAAGTATTTAACACCTTGTGCAAGGCAGTCTAAGCGGTCATCATGTTTAACTGCACCTTTTTCTCTACACATTCTAGACATTTGGTAGAATAGCATGTATAGTAGACGTTCTTCTGGAGCAGCATCTCTATTAGATTTATAATCCCAATCTATAACCGACTTATCAACCACAAGTCTGTGCTGATTAAGGACAGGTTCAAGAGAATCAATAATACGGTCTTCTTTTCTAACATTAGCTCTTACTTCTTCAATGTCAATTGCTTGTTTAGTATTTTGTAGATGTTTTTTAAATAGTTCTGATACAATACCATCACCAAAGTTTGTCTCTATAACAAGTTTAGTAACGTTATATTTACGACAACCTTTAAGAATATCTAGCAAGGTTTTATCAGAGTAACCGTCCCTGTAGGCTCGCATTTCATGCAAGTAAAGGAACCCGTTTCGTTGGGATATGAATGCGGCAGCAGTCTCGTCCGTTCCTCTACCCGACGGATCAACGCTGCAAATTGTTTCTGAGTAAGAGTCCCATTCTCCTTGGAGTTGCATTGGAGAGTAAAAATAATCTCCTGGTAAGCCAACGGTTGGGAGTTCTTTGATAAGGTTTGCTGGGTCTGAGCACCATATAACGCCTTCTGGGGCAGTAGAGGGGTTAACAGAGGTAACAACAAGATCAGCCATCTTGAGAGGGAATTTCTCGGCATCTGAGAGGCTAGTGTCTAGTTGGAATTGAAGCATATAGTTAGACCGACCCATAGATGCTTCACGTTCTATTAGGTCTTCATTATTAAATCTATCAGGATCTGTACAATCCCATTCATCAGCACCAGAATCTAAATCTTCTTGTATTTGAGGAGCTAAGAGTCCTTCATACTGGGAGAGTTTATTCTTTCTTGGGTATCTGGCTGGCCAAACAAAGGGACGATACGAACGCTCTGCCAACTTACGATAAATAGTAAAAGTAGTCTGAGGAGTCCCGAGATACATAATACGGCTATCGCTTTTCGGCGTGAGGATGGATTCAGCTTCAGTACAGAGTTGAAGTAATTTCTCACGCATTAACTCCGTCATGGAGTTTCCAGGAACTTCTATATCGTCCAAAATCATTAAATCTGCTCTGCTTCCGGTTAGCTGTCCAGTGATGCCCACCGACTTTACGCTTGGGGCTTGGTGAGGAGAACAGTTTACGTCGAAGCTGATGCGACTCCAGCGAGAATCGTCTGATTTGGGTTGAAGGTGACTGAGCCATGGAGTTTCAATAATTAATTTTTGTAGGAAGATAGACATATTATCAGCTCTTTCTTTAGAAGCTGATATAATCATTATTTTCTTTTCTGGATCTTTAAAGAGTGTCCATAAGACAAAAGCACCAGTAATCCAAGATTTACCAACACCTCTAAAGGCTTGGATCTGTAATCTTTTTGGTCCATATTGTAAGTAGTCTGCGATAGAGTACTGTGCTCTTGTAGGAGATGGGAGGTCAAGTTGTTCCCACAGAGCTTGTAGGAACAGCTTAAAGTCTTGTTGTAATAGCTCTAAAGGGTTAGGCGAGGCCATATTGTTTCTTTTTCTTTAGATAATCTATATTTGCATCAGCTAATGGGCTAGTATTTTTAAATTCATCATCCTTTGTTGTTGATGTCCTTTGAGAGGATTCTTTAGAACCACCTTCTGAAAGTAAGGCAGTGTTAGTATCAGCTTTCCAATTTTCATAAATAGGGTTCTTGTTTACCTGTTTGGCAATCTCTATAACCTTATTAGCAATTTCAGCCCCTTTAACTATTTTCCCTGCTGTCGCTTTTCTTGCAGCTTTTTTATCTGCTCCTTTACCTAGTCCTGCTTTTTCTATAGCTTTAGATCCTTCCTCACTGTAAGCTACTGCAGCAGGTATTGTTGGCTTTTTATTTTTTTCATCTTCGTCTTGGTTACCAAAGCCGACAAAATCGTATCCGTTCATAATTACATTGCACCTCCTAATGGATTAATAAGTAGTGATTTTAGACCTTGACCTACCATATAAGCACCACTAGCTCCAATCGTAAGTAATTGTCTAAATCGATTTATGTTTTTATTTTTAGGATTATCAGGATGTTTATCCCATACTTCTTTTAGTTTACCTTGTCGAATAAGCTCATCAGTAGGACCATACCTTTCTTTATCTCTATTAATACCTTGCTGTACTGTAAGATCTCTATCACCTTGAATTTTTAATTCAGTAGGAGGATTTAATTTAACATTACCTCCTTCTTCAATAATCTTTCTAGCTTTCTTAGCTCCTTCTTTAGCAGTATCAATTTCAGCTTGTGT